TTGCGGGCTTTGCTGTGGGCATTGCAGAGATTTCGGATATAAAGCCGGGCTGGAAGCGGGGCGGAAGGAAATATCGTCACACCTTCATATCCCCGTCGATCAGTTTCAGCACATTCAATCAGCCCTTCTCGCGGCGGATCGGATGGCGTACTTTATTGAACGTAACCATTCGCCTACACCAACACTCATTGAAATGTTATTTGGCTATCGTGCCCTACGAGCGAAGTGTGCGAGTCCTGCGCGGGAGAAAGTAGGCCCCTCTGACGAGGTGACGAAGTGACGCTCGCCCGCTCCCCGGGATCGTTTTAAGCGACCGGCGGATGATATCCGTTCAACGCCGAGAATAACGGCCCGGTCGCGAATTTTCTCGTCGCCCTGCGTCCTGACGCGATGACGTGGCGGACGTTTCGTCCGATGGCGCATAGCGAAACCGGCCAGGGCGGCGAGCTTTTTAAGGAGAGAACATGGCTATATGCGAGAAGTGTTGGCGCGATGCGAATGATCGAGCGTGGTGTCAACCTGACAAGCCTCAATACGAGCATTATCTCGACCTTCTCGAAGAGAGGAAAGACCGCCCGTGTACCCAAGAAGAACAGAAGGTGAAGCCATGAACGAACAAGAGGCACGGGAGATTGTCGCAAAAGGCGCTCCGTCACCGAGCATAACGCCTCACAGCTATAACCGATATACGTTTGCAGAAGGCTACCTCGCCGGGCTGGAAGCGGGGCGGAAGGAAGAAATGGATCGCGGAGAGCCTTGGGTGTGCCGCTCCTGCCATCGAGCTTTTCGTCCGTCGAGCATCCCGCACAAACTTTCTTGCATCGTTTGTCCTGATTGCGGCGGAGATCGAATGCCGAAGCCTCAAGCCGAGTTATTAGACGCTAAAGAAGCCCTTCTCGCGGCGGATCGGATGGCGGACGTTCTTCAATTCGTTATTGGCGACGCTCGCCCGCATAGTGTCGGGGGAAGCATCGCATTGGACGACTATCGCGCCGCACGAGCGAAGTGTGCGAGTGGGGAATCTGCGCGGGAGAAAACAAAGTGACGCTCGCCATTGTCCTAGCCGTCGGTTTTCTCTGCGCCCTGTTCCTAGACGCCGGTATCACACGAATTGAGACTTGGTTAAGGGAGAAGAAGAAATGAGCTGCGGACCTGATTGCTTGAGCTACCACGAAAAAACGTCTTGTACCTGCGGAGTCGCCGCGCAAACCGACCGTCTCCATCGAGCGGAAGATAGGCTCGCTACTGCTCACCAGATCATTGTGCGATTGAAGGCACTTGTTATCCCACAGTGCGCTTGCAGCTATGACGGTTTTGTTGAATTCCGTTGTTCACGGTGCGAAACCCTCTCAGAAGCCGGAACCTATTTGGAAGGAGAGACGAAATGAGCGAGATTCATAGTGCTAAAGAACTTAACGATGTAGGCGATGCTATGTTAGATATCGCGAAGCACAACACCCACTTCGACGATTGCGGATGTAAGACGAAACGCGCCACGGAGATTATTGGGCGGTTGGCAATAGCCGTCGAGATAGGGTTGAAAGTTTCTTACGACAGCGGCTTGGATGATAGCGACCTCGTGATAAAGAAGCTTAAGAAAGCCATCTCTGAAGCCCGGACGTTTTTTGGAGGAGAAGAAATGAGTGGAGATATGAATTTGGAAAATGCTCGTGAGATATATCGCCGATACGCTGTCGATGCTCTTTCAACTTCACCATTAAGTTTTCACGAAGCAAAGGGATTCTTTGCTGGATTGAGGTCCGTAAAAAGGGAATTGGGCACGGCGAAAGCACTCATTGGGCGGTTGGTTAAAAGCTGTGATAAAGCTCTTGAGGAAAGAATTTTGGGCCATCCACAAGTTGAAGCGGGCGCAATGGAAGATTTTGAAGTTGCCCTCTCCGAAGCCCGAGCATGGCTCGATAAATCTCACACTGCGTCTAAAGACGCCTTGAAGGGGGAGCGGTGATTGGGAGATTCTTCTGTAACGTACTTGACTGGCATAAGAGCCCGATGTCGGGATGTGACGGCCTCAGCTTTACGGGTCGCTGTTTGCGTTGCAAGCGACGGCTTCTGATGGATTCGAATGGCAATTGGTTTTCGATTAAGGAAAAGCCATGACCACGAGCAGTGGAGGGACCGAAGGGACCACCGCCCCTAATCGCCCGTCGGAAAGAACGCCTTCGGCTGAGAGCTTGAAGGAAGCGGCCGTAGCCGTGCTGGCTGTCACAATGGCGTACCCGAGTTATTCGATGTCGTCGAAAGCGTTCATCGCTCTCAACGATGAGATCGCCCAAGCCCTCGACGCCGCGTATGCGAAAGGCGCAGCCGATATGCGGGAGCGAACGATTAGAGAGTGCGCGGAGATCGCTGGTAAGTGGGACGCATCTCAATGCCCTGACAAGGGACACGATCCGCGTTGGTGTGGGTTTTGCGAAGCCGCAGAATGCGGGGCAGAGCGATCAAGCGATGCAATCCTCGCCCTGTTGGAGAAGGATAAATGAGCTGCCCTTTTTGCGAAGGCGATAACGAACCTGCTTGCATGGAGCATTTCCTATGACCGACATCAAATCGCTGGTTGAGCGGTTGCGGAACCAGTATTTGCCGGAGTGGTCGGTTAGGAACGAAGCCGCCGATGCGCTGGAAGAGATGGAGAATGAACTTGTGGTTCGTCGAACCGCAATTGCGAATCTTCATGCCATCGTCCTAGGAAAAGAGGCCGAGCTTGCCGAGGAGCGGAGGAAGCGGGAAGGGTTGGAAATGGAACTAAAATTTATCGTTTGTGCCACTGAACGGGAAGAGTGGGTTTGCGGCACCTGTGGCAAAGTCTTTAGGGCTAACGAGGTGCCGAATAACGCGTCTTGTATTGTTTGCCCTGACTGCCGTGGTACTCGTATGCCAAAAACGATGGCCGAACGTGAGAACTGGAAAGCGAAGTACGAGGCACTGTTATCGGAACGTCCGAGCTACGGAATCGGCCTTTCCGGCGAAATTGAGGAAGTTGATATTAAAGGTCAGATATTCGTTCCCAAGGTGATGTACGAAGAAACGCTCGCTAAGCTCGCTGCGGCGCGGGAAGTGGCTGTCCGGTTTCATGGATGGGCCGGACAAGGCTCACCCTTTAGCGATGCTGATGGGTACACGGATATGGAACGCCAAAAAGAGGTGGACGAAGCCATCGCCGCCAAGCTGAAAGAGAAAGCGCCCGCCGCCCCCGAAACAAGTTACAATAGCCCCGCTTCGAAATCTAATGACGAATGAGGATACGAATGATGGGAGGAATTGCTTGCAGATGTTGTCGATGACATTAAAGACGAAGTTGCGCATATTGCGAATAAGAACGTAAAAGAACGCAAATCTAGCGAGAACAAATGAAAATATATTGGTCAAAACTAAAACCATCTGATCGTATTATCGATCAATTCCAGCCCAATGCCAAAGGATCGATTTCCTTGCAAGAACTTCGAGTGGATATTCTCAAATCCTGGAAAAATTACACGAAGTATCATGCGACCTATGCGCTGAATGCCATCTCTAATTGCTTTGGAGCAAAATTCGATTTTTACAAACTGACAAAGGGTGATCTCGATAAAGCTGTAAAGAATTTTGATATCCACATACAAAATCGTTGTTGTCAATCCATTGGCAAAATTGCCCGCTGGCATCTTGGTTTGCCATTAGCGACAAATAACCTACTGGACCCCTCGAAATATGAAAAAGGATCTTCTTCAGTAAAACTAGAGATCCAAGCGGCCAAAGAAAATGACTTAATCGATTTCATCGAATCCGGACGTTACAATGGCATCTTCGGGCAACTCAAGTTGTCCGTACTTGAATCCATCCTCGACTGCGCTCCTGATGAGTTCCGGATCATCCCTTGGTCCAAGCTTATGATCGATAATGACGACGAGCGCCAGAGAGTCCTTAATGCAATCCGTGATGTTTTACACAATGAGCCTCTTATCAAGCACCACGAATGGGCTTGCAAGCAATCGTTCCGAAAGAAAGCGTTTTACATTGTTCGACCTGGGCAATTAAATCGAATCAAACAACTAGCGAGTAAAGGAGGGGTTAATGCCGCGCGGTTATCTAGTAGGAACGGAGGTGATGGAGAAAAGCGGACGGATAAAAGTAAAGATAAGCCAGAACGATGACGGCGCAAGGTGGATGAGCAAAGCCCGCCATGAGTTCATAAAGGCGAACAAAATGGATTTAACGAACAATCAGCGCGTGTTCTTCAAAGACGGTAACCCGCATAATTTTGATAAAGACAATTTAACGTATGTGACGTTCTCCGGTGTCAGTTATAAGATCGCCAAAAGCAAAGTCGTCTATAAGCCGAACGTTAAGCCGAACCTGAAAAGATATCAGCCAAAGATCCGAGTCTTTGCCTAAAGGAGGGTTGGGAGAGCGGTTTAATCCACCTGTCTTGAAAACAGGAGCCTCGAAAGGGGCCGGGGGTTCGAATCCCTCACCCTCCGAAAGGAATATCCGTTCATTCGTGAGAAATTGAATGAGAAATGTTAGCGATAAAGATATCGAATCACTCAGCGACAAAAAGAATTGGGGTCCGGGACCATGGCAAGACGAGCCGGATCATGTTGAGTTCGAACATGCGGGTCTTCCGTGTATTCTGCATCGGAATAAGCACGTCACCGGGGCTTGGTGCGGGTATGCAGTGGTCACGCCGGGCCATCCTCTCTATAAAAGGGCTATTCCGACTGCGACGACAGTATCGAGATTCATGGCGGTCTCACCTACGCAGGGGAATGCCAAGGCGACATCTGCCACGAACCGAAACCGGGAGAACCGGATAACGTTTGGTGGTTTGGTTTTGACTGTTCCCATGCGTTCGATCTGTCGCCCAGAATGAATGCTTCATACAGAATGATGAATCCCAACGGTGGACCGTTACCCGGCGAAACCTATCGTGACCTGGCCTATGTGCGAAAGGAAACTGAGAGGCTCGCGGAGCAATTGGCGCGATTGTCTGCAACAAAAACAAAATAAAGCTACACAAATCATTCCGTTTTAGGTTAGGATAGCCCCCTTCCATCGTGCCATAAGGGGGCCTCCATGAAGCGTCAACCTAACCATGAGAGGATCGCCCCTGGAAGCCTAGAAGGTGTTGTTGCCAGCGTCTTGGCGTTCCAGAGCCTATTAGACGAGGTTCCGGAGGAAGGCAAAGACGATGCAGCTAGGGGAATCGTCGATTCCCTCACGTGTCTAGGGACCAGGGACATCTAAGGCTGGGGCGGGGAGTGGGCTTTAACGAAGTCTTCTCCCCGCCTCGGATGATGGAGCAACCGGTGAGCTATTGCCGATTTGGCGCGGATTCCGACGTGTACGTTTTTGCTGGAAACGATGAGGCCCCTTATTGGGAATGTTGCGGGTGCTATCTCTTCGGCGGGATCTCGGCCCGATTCCGGACACGCCGAGAGATCATAATTCACTTAGACCAACATCTAAAGGCCGGCCAGCGCGTTCCGAACCATGGCTTGAGCCGACTTATTTCCGAATCAACCGATCACGAATTTCCGAACCCTAACCTGTCACGGAAATAGACCCTCCCCCTCTGCGTCCGATGGGACGGCAGAAAGTATCGCTGTCAATTGGTTAGGGACCATTGGCGCAGAGGGGACTTCTGTTAAGCGAGGAGCGGTATGCCGAAGCGAGTAAAGCGGTATGTGGGATGGAGTCTCTATAGGAATCCGCGATCACCTTTTTGGTGGATTCAATATACCGATCCTGATAGCGGAAAGCAGCGGCGATACAGTTCCGGCACTACGGTTAAGGATCTTGCCGAAGAGAAAGCACAAAAAGATTTTACTGAAGCCTGGTCGCGGAAGAACCTGGGAACCTCCGTCGCCTGGACCGTTGCCGAGCTAATCGAATGGCATTTGAAGATCCATCTTCGCACCAGAGAGCGATTCGACGAACAACACTACCGTCACCTTATTAAAGCGCCACTAGCCTCATTTGGCGTCTATCAGGCGAAAGACCTTCCAACGGAAAAGATCCTTGAGCATATCGGCAATCGCATGGAAGAGGGCCGAGCGAATTCGACAATCAATCGAGAACTCGCCCCTTTTCGCGCAGCCTTCATTGCGGCGAAGGATATGGGCAAGCTGAAAGAAGAAAACCCCTTTACGTCGATTAAAACCTATCAGGAAAATAATCGAGATCGTTCCGCGACTTTTGCGGAGGAAAAGGCCATTATCGATGGGACCACCGGCCTCATTCATGATATTGTCGAATTCGACTTTGACAGCGGACTACGAGCCGGTCAAATCCGGGAACTCACCTGGTTGGACGTCGATTTTGAGCATCGCAAGATGTGGGTCGAGAGCTACAAGGGCAACACAGGCATAAAAAAGCGCTATTGGGTTCCTATCTATGATCGGGCGATGGCCGTTCTAAAACGCCGCCCACACCTCTCAGAATTCGTTTTCTGCAACGAGAAGGGGGATCTGATACCGGAGAACGGTGTCATCCATAACTTCGAGCGGATCATTTCCAGGCTCCAAATACCCAATTTCACGTTCCATGACATTCGCCATACGTTCGCCACGAACCGCTATCGGGAGACGGCGGATCTATTGGCCGTGATGATGATGCTTGGGCATTCGAGCCTTAAGATGACGCAGCGCTATTTGAACCTGACGGATCTGGATCTTCACGTCGCTAGGGAGCGTAAATTTAGCACACTGGATATTAGGCAAAACGAAAAAACAGCGAAAGAGATTGAAGCAGAATTATAAGCGCGGTTAGCTCAGAGGTAGAGCATTTCCTTGACATGGACATTTGGGCCGTTTCGACTAACCACTTGAAAATGAAGAAAATGACTGAAAAATGAGAATGTTTGCGATGATTTTGCGAGAGAGGTTGGTAGCACGACGTAGCCCGAAAAAGCCCTATTTTTGGTCAATTCGTGTGCAAATTTATCACACTGGACCCCCTCTGGCGACAACAGTTTTGCCAAACCGCCTTACGGTTTCTTGATCGTCGCTTTCCCTCGTTTTCTTAGCGCCAGCGCCTTTGACAGTGACGACATAAAACCCGTATCCGGGGATGGACTTGCCGACGGGGCCGGCGTCTCCGACGGCTTGGCATACCCAAGTTCCTCAACGAGATCCTCGTTCTGATACAGGTTCGACGTCTTGCTCATACGGTCGCTCATCAATTTCTTTAATTTTGTCCCAATCGCCATTGCGCGTTCCCCTTTTCCACGTTAAACAGATTCAATCGTTACGACTACGCACGGATCTTTTTCAACCCGCGTAAAGCTGTCGGAAAGGCCCAATATCGCTTTCTGATCGTCATTGCCAAGGCGCCGGGTTTCAACCAGCGCATCGAGAATAAACTTGGCCCCGGTCCGGATGTTGTCCGGGTCGCGCCTGTCGAGGACGTGCCAGTCGAAATGCACCCGCACTGGTCCGGTGAACACCGGGACATTCCAGGCCATGATCGCGATAGCGCAGTATTCGTCCGACTTTTTCTTTTGCGCTGCGCCAGCCATGCGATGATTCCGGTTAGCATTGATAATCTCATTGAGTCCGGGCAATCGCCCTTCAATTCGAAACGATGTTTTCACCCGTTGGATTTTCTCCTCGAAAGGATCTGCGAAATAGAGGCGACGATGCCGGTCAAATTCTTGTCGATATCCCGGACACTGGATGCCGCTCCACCGCTCCCAAGGCCAGCTACAAGCGCCAATTTCCAATCGTTCGTCTGCACATAGGTATATAGCCCCGTCGATAAAATACCGATTATGATCGGCAAAAGCGCATGGACGCCAGACCGGTAATCGTCCGGGATCTTGGATGTTCCAAACAACTTCTTTATTCCAGCCGTGACAAAGGGGATGCCGACTGTGATTAGGGAAACGATGCTGATGGGTTCCATTGGTTTTCTCCTAGCGTTTCAGTTTGAACGCATATACGGATCTCAAATCTTCGGGATCGACACCGGAGAGCGTAACGCCCTGGATCGGTATTTTCCTGAACTTTAGATTCGATCGGTTCGTGCGCCCAAGTGCATCATAAACGCTCTCCGATGCCAAAAGAGTCTCACCGTCACGTCCGACGTCCAGGAGCCGTTGACAGTAATTAACCTGATATCCAAGAAAATCGACGTCGCCTCCGCGAAGGGTCACTTTCCATGCGGAACCGATCACAACCCGCGTCCGGAATCCCCGAGGTCTCGGATGAGGATTGCGCCCGATAATCTTGTTTACGTGTGCCGTTAAAGACGAGATGGATTTCAAGAAGGAAAGGATCTTCTTTTGATCGTTCCTCGAATGAAGCGGAAGAACCGCGAGAAACCCATCCGCTAAAAGCTTCATGACGCAGCCGGTCTGAATCTGAAAATCAAAGAACGTCTCGTAGACCTTGGACATAAGAGTCGTGAACTCGTCCGGCTCTGCGCGTCTCGCCCACGGTCCAAAAGATGTGATGTCAGAGAACGCGATAATGACTCTGGTTCGCTCGGCTTTCATCGCTGTCGGCTCAATGACGGTAGCGCGGTTACTCGTGTTTTTAATTGCTGCACGTAGACCCAAACACTACCGAAGGCCGTCGCACCGCCAATTAAAACCGCGCCGATGACCTTCCATTGAAGATCGCGGATGTGAGAAAGGAAGCGATCGACCTCGGTGAATTTGTCGGAGAAATGGTTATCGAGAACTTTCAGTTCGCCTTTAACTTCGGCAAACTTGACTTCGATTTTCGAATCGACTTGGATAATCTGTCTCTCGATCTCCGATTCCTTCGCTTCGATCCGTCGCATCGTCGGAGACACGCCCTCGTTGATCCGCTCCAATAGAACCTTGAATTTGTCCTCGAATGACGTAACGATGCGTTGCGTGTCACTAATCTTTTTATCGTGAAGGTACAACGCATCCTTCACGGTAAAGGGATGAATCCGCGTTTCCAATTCCTCGTCATTATCCGCCATAGCGTTTCACGGCAATGACAGGATGTGGCAGGGAACTATCCAAATCCAGATGCAGGTTGTGATAGATGACCGTCCCATTTTGCGGATGAATGCGTATGCCGATAACGATTCGGCGGAAACCGACCTGCAAAGCCGCAAACAGCATCTGGAAAAGCGAATTTGATCCCGTAACGGCAAGATCCGCTGCGAGTCCTTTCAAGTGGGCGGAATCAGGAACGCCCCCAACCGCCGCATTTTGCTCCGGTGTCCGCCGTTTTGATGTGATAACAAACGGGACCCCGGCCAGATGCCGCGCTTGGTCCAACTTGGTTGCAACCTCGGGCTCTAAGCCGGATACTTCCTCTTCCGTGAAATAGGCGTATTTGCCCATTAGCCGACCATATAACCCGTGACGGTCGCCCGGGCATTGGCTTGCGTCCCGCCGGCGCCATCAACCGTCAGATTAAGGATCGTATTCGCCGTCATAGGATAACCCGTCGGGCCAAAGACGAAACAATAAGCCCCAACCGCGTCCGCATCAACCTCGATAATTCTCGTGCCACCGACGCCATCCTCGATGGCCGCTTCCCCACCGCCGCCGCCAGCGGCAACCGTCACCATCAAGGCGATCGATGTTAAGTAAAAGACTTTGCCGGAACCCAGGGCCGCGATAACGGTTTGATCCGCCGCGCCGTTGCTCGCCTCGGCTGTTCCATATTTAAGTGTGTATCCGTCAACTTGCGACATTTTTATTCTCCTTTTGTTATCGCCATGCCCAGGCAAGGCCGCCAATCGATGCGCTTGATGCGCTTGGAGCCGGTGCCACCGCCTTTCCTTGCGGAATCGGGGCCAATGGAATAAATGGCGAGGCTCCGTTCGATATCTGCGCAATTTCCGTCATGTCCAATATCCGGGTGTAAATATAGAAGTCGCCGATCTTGCCATTGAAAAACCCGCCGCTTTGAATGTTGCCGATACGCAGAGTCGCATTCGGGTAAACGACGCTTGTTCCGCTGGACGTAAATGAGCCGATCGGGCGACCATTGAAGTAGACGTTGGTGTTGCCGCCGTTCGTATAAGTGAGGGCATAACAACCCCATTGGTTTTGAGTGTAATTGCTCGCCGATGCCGCGATCACAGCTCGCGTGTCGGATGCGCCATTCCAACCGATGTACATATTCCCGTTCGAGTTCTTCTGCGCAGAAATCTCGGTTGGATTCACGAACGCGCCCCACATCATTTGCGTTGTCGCATCGTTGAAGGCGGTATTTGGCCTGGTCCACCAAACGATCGTTCCTCGCGCACCGGTCGTTTCCCCATTAAGGAAGTTCGTCGGCTTGACATTGGTGTCAACGTATTTGGACGACCCATCCAAACTGAGGCACAACCGATCATCCGACGGGACCCAATCGTCATTCGTGATACTCGTGAATGAGGCGTTGGCGCCTCCTGCATTTTGCCGTGACGCCGAATAACGGATGAGCGTGTTCCCCTGATAGCCAAGCCCCGGGGAATAAGCGGCCGATAGATGTCGCCAAAGATGAGGGTACATCGCTTGCGAGGCGTTCTTAGCAAAGCCTCGCCCGTAGCTTGGTAGTGCCCAATGCGTTCCGCTCATTGCACTTCGGGATTAAGCCCCACGTACCGCGCCCAATGATTCCCACCGGTTGAATCAAGATTGACGGCGGTATCATGAACAATCGCAATGCCCCACTTAGGTCCCGGTCGATTCACGCGAAATTCGCCATAAAGGACGTCTCCCGTTGTAGGAGACGCCTTGTTCCTCATCGTTCCGATCAACTCCGCGTTTTGGACGGTGAGTCCTGCATCGGAGGCTCCTGCGCCATCCGAGCGGTGATTCGTCCCATTGTTATCGTCGCGAATCAGATAGACATAGACGCCGCGATTACCGGTCGGATTTGTCCCTTGCGTAATCTTGACGTAGACAATCACGTCCTGGCAAAGATCGGTGGTGTTATCGACAATCGTGCTTTGCCGTCCCACACCGGATGTTGACGATGCGAGTGAGGCAAGCGTAATCGTCAAGGCGGTGGATGCGACGGTTATGTTGTCCTTAATCTCATTAGCCATGATCTAATCTCCTTAAAGTGCTTTCGCCCGGGCGATGTCCCAGGTATTCACTTCGCCAAACCCCAGCACCTCGCCCCGGGCAACCTTTCTCGTTGGAATTGAGTCGGCAAGATCCTGCGTCATGATCCCATCGGAAACGGCCTCTTCGATCAATGTCTGGACCCCGGAATCTCCAACATGAATAAGGTCGGCGGACCGAACGAACGCGAGAATGCGATCCCACTTCGCTTGGATCGCCGCTGTTGCTGATGGAAGAGTTAACGTCACGGGGAGAATCTTTAAAAGGAATTCGCCTTTCGTAAGGGTCGTGACGGCAATATCTCCCGCTTCCGTTCCCTCCGCATCGTTTAGAATAGTCGCGCACTCCGCATCGGATTTGCCCGAGTAAACAGCGCGTTCGAGTTCCGTTTGTAAATCCGGATATTGTGATTCGTTCACTTGGAGTCTCCTTTTCGTTTAAGAATCGGCTGTAAAACTGGTGATGCCGCGAGAGCAGCGTTTGGAGCCGATAATTTCGATAGCTTGTTGAACGCCGCCGCTTGCCCAACGGGACCCAACTTTTCCAGAACCTTTTTCGCGCCAAAGGAGGCGAGCGCGGCGGCGGGATCGCCTGTCGCAAGCTGAGGCGCGATCGTTATCCAGTCGGTTAATCCGATGCCGCGATTCCCGAGTTCGCTGCTGATCCGATTAAAGATGGGGTCTTTGGCTTTCTGTGCATGTCCATAGAGAGCCTTTGCCTCCTTAAATTCCTGAGCAAGCTTCGGATCGCCGATCTTATTTGCGGCCTCCGTAAGCTGATCATCGACAGATTGGCGGAAGCGAGCGGCAATCATGCGGTCCATGACATTTGGGATTCGCTTACCGTTGTAGTTCGTTGCATTCTGCAAAAGGGTTTTGATCTGGTTTGCCGACTTCAAGGTTATCGGCTGGTTCCCATGAGCGCGCACGGTTCTTATCGCGTGATCAATTTGACGGTTAATGTCGGCATAGGCTCCGACGCGTAAGACGGCTCCGTCATCCCCAACGGGCCTTAACTCGTTTAGATCGGCGACTGCGCGATCCGGATTAAAGAATCGTCCCGGTGTTTTTGGCTTTGGAGAAGGGAATGCCAATGCACTTGAGGAACCGGGCGCTTGAGGTTGACCCGAATCGATCTTCTCAAGGATATCGCCGATCTTTTTCCCGGAAGTTTCCGCGATATCGTCAATCTTATCTGCCATAACTACCGGATCGGTATGCAAGACGCCTTGATCCATCATTGTCTGCACAGTTTCATTCGCCGCTTCGAGGCGCTTTGAATCTTTTAAGAACCGTTTCGTGTAGCCGAAAACGCGACGGCCTTGCTTTAAGGCGGTTTTCTGACCAATTCCCATGGGGCTCCCAAGTTGAGGAGCCATCACCTCCAGAGCGCTTCCGGCGATGGTTCCGAGAGTCGCCGGGACCTTTTCCTCATCAGAAAGCGGTTCACCCGATTGGACAGCACCGATTCGAGAAAGTGCTTTCTTTACTTGCCCGGGATCGTGGATGAGATTTGTTAGGGATGGCATCGCGTTCGACGGATTCCCTAAACCTGGAATGCCGCTTAAAACTGTTCCGTAGGCCCCTGGCGCGTTCGCTGACGCAACGCCAACCATCTTTAGAAGATTCGACGGAGCGGCATCTTGAATAGAAGGTCCGGAAATCGGCATCGGCTTTGCTGTCTGTGTCGCGTCTACTTGACGAACGGCTTGACGTATTTCGTCATCGGAGAAAAGGCCCGAATCAACCATCTCGGAAATGACGTCGGCGCGGGAGCGGGTCATGGCTTGCTTGTCCTGAGTTCTTGAATTAACCGCGCTTTGCGCTGTTCCGACGTTTCGTTAGAAGGAATCGGCTTTAGTTGTTTTGAGGATTCAGCCTTTGCTTTCTGAAGAACGGCCTTGATCTGATCACCGGCAGGACCAAGCAAGTTCGCGGCCTGATAGAGATCCATTTGCCCGGAAACATAACCCTTGATCGCGTTTCGCTTGGCTTCGCGCGATTCCTGGCTATCAAGAGGACCAGGAACCATCGCACCGGTAATGATTTTTTCTTCGTTGCCCGTGAAGTTCTTTCCACCGAACGTGAATCCAACTTGTTTCAGTTCGTTCTTAAGCTGCGTTATTTCCGGATAGGCGACGGGGCCGACCAGCGGAGAAACAGCCAATCGAGCGCCAAGCGCACTTTTCTGATTTAGGCTATTGAAGAGGAGATCGATCTTCGGAAGAAGTTCGGCGCCACGAGAGGCAGACTGAACGGCTTCGGCGGCGCCTTTTGTTGGAACAGCCGTTCCCTTCGGAAGCAATTGATTGTCGGATCGGATGTAACGCTGACCGTCTCGATCAAAAAGAAGCGGTGTTCCGTCAGCCGAATCGACATATGTCGATTGCTGGTATGATCCACGAACACCGGAACCAGGCCCACCACCGCCCAACTTCGATGGTTGTTCCTTTGGCTTGTAGCTTTCATCGCGCTTGATAACGGGATTGCCAGCATTGTCATAATCGATCGATAAGCCTTGAACGCCCGGATAAACGCGAGTTGCTCCGGTCGTTGGATCAATTTCTTTGTAGCCCGAGCGGAGTTGTTCCAATTTCAATTCGAGATCGACGCGCTGCTTTGCCGCCTCGGCCTTCTTTTGATCTGCGGCGGTCTTGTAGGTTAGTCCCTTCTCGTAGAGTTCCGGAGAGAGCGAGGCGTTATCAGGCACCGGCTGACCGGCCATCTTCGCCAGTTCCGCAAGTTGCTGGCCTTGCTGAATGAGCGCTTGCCGTTTGGCGATGGCTTGCCCAATGGTGTTTCCAGCCGCCTCAATCCCCGTCGCCAGCGGATTCTGCCCTTGAACAGCGATGATCTGATCGATTGGGACGTTACGTTTCTGAACTCGGATCTCTCGGAGGGACATTAGTTGACCCTCACATATCCATCCCGACGATTCATCTCGGCCAACGACTCATCCGGATTCAAGTTCTCGTAATCGTCGGTTTCGAACTCATCGGCAAAGAGAGTTCCATTGACCCATACGCGATGCTCATCGGTCACGATCGAATAGACCATGGACGCGCCAGCAACGGGAATCGCATAGGGAGAATCGGCAACACGAATCCAACATCCGTTCTCAAACACCGCATGAGATCCGGTTACAATGGTTCCGAAGTAGGAGTAGAGGTCGCCGTCCGATGCCAGGGAAACGCGAATAGAAAGGACCGTCCCGCCTTTTGTTCTCTCGCCAAGGTTTAAGTCCTTGATTTCCTTCTCGCGACCACCGGTCATTGTGATTGGCGTATGCGCATCGAAACAGAAGGCTTTGGAGATTTTCTTGCCGACGCTCTTTGCGGCATTAAGCTGTGCGCCGATCGGATTGGCGAAGACGGCCCCTGGAGTGCCACCGACTTTCTTACCTAGATCCGCTAACTTCATTGCACCGAGGCCCGCGCCCAATATGGCAGCACCACCGCCCAAGCCGATACCACCAGCTGCACCAGCCCCCGCCCCGGCTCCTCCAGCGGCACCGGCTCCTGCCGCGCCCGTCGCTCCCGCACTTCCCGCCGCACCAACCCCACCGAGAAGTTTTGCGCCAAGCAACGCCCCGCCGATATTCGATCCAGCGCCAATCAGTGAACCATAGAGAGAATTGCGATTCTGTTTCTGTGCGAGATCCCGGGCTAAGGCTTCTTCCCGGCTCGCCTGGTCCATGCCCAAGGTGTTCTCAAGCTGAGTTCGGCGAAGGTCCAAGTTGGAGTCGAGCGAGCTTCGATTCGCTTCCAACTCAAGCCCGAGCGCATTGTTATCGAAATCGTTCATCGTCTTCTGATTGTCTAGGCCGATGTCGCGCAGGGCGTTGGCTTGCGCTGTCGCAACCGCTGTCGGGGAACTCATGACACCACGGGAGTTCAAGTCTTCAAGGATGCCGGGGTTAGCCGCATCGAAAAGGGCCTTCCCTTGATCGGTGAGAGATTTGGAAAGAGCAGATCGGCGAGTGGCGAGCGTGTTCTTTAAGTCCGCCGTATAGTTGCCATATTGGCCTTGCTCATAATTCGCCAAATCATTGAATCCGAAATTATCCGGAAGCGTCGGTTTGCCGAGCTTCGGGTTTACGCCGAGGCTCGATGCCGCAAGCCACTGGCGCTTTGAATTAAGGGCTGTAGAGGGCATCATTGCGGTTCATTCTCCTTTGGCGGTTCGGGCGTTCGTTCCGTTCGTTTCAACTCGGATAAAAACCATTGAGCCAAGAGCGCAGCCCCTTGCTTAATGCCATCTCCAAATCCTTCGAGACGAATAATCTGTTCTTTAATGTCGTTTGGTTGCATTTGATCCTCTAGGCCCATACAGGTATTTTCCGATCGGTTCCGTTGATGTTGACGACGATCCAGGCGACCGGATCTCCTGCCGTGGGCGCATTTGTCAGTGTCGCCGTATCCGTCCCTGTCGTCGTCTGCGTGTTAACGCGGACATTCGTTGCCGCACTACCGGTTCCAAGCGCCACTTGTCCGCTTGAGTTAATCGTCAGATATTCCGTTCCGCCCGTAATAAGGGCTAATGCATCCGCTCCCGTCTGTCTCATGCCCGTATTCACGTCACCTCGGAAACTATATTCCGGCGTATTGTCGGAGCCGCTCGGATTGCAGCGAAGGGAGCCGCCGGAAGAGGTAAAGGTGAGGTTGCCGCTCGCATCCAGGTCCATGCGATCGACGCCATTCGTTGAAAAGCTAATCGTATTTGCCGCCGAGCGGTAGAATCCGGTTCCGGAACCGTCGGCATCGGAGTTAAAAGCGATTGAGGGCGCTCCTACTGTTCCATCACCGAATAGGCCGGTGGTAATTGTTCCCGTCGTGATGGTCGCGGTCGTTATCGTGGCCGAGGTTAAGCTTGGTGTCTTTGTCCAGGAAAGAGCGCCCGCTGCTGTTGAGGCGAGCAAATAGCCGTCGGCAGCCGGTCCCGCTGTCGGAAGCGTGTAGGTAACGGTTGCCGTCGCATTACCGGCCTGTAGAATCGTCGGAAGTGCGGATGATGAGTTATAAAAACTGAGTTGCCCCGTCTGATCGAGGGCCTTCCCCAAATGAAGCCCTTGAGCGAAGAACGCTTGAGAGAGGAACGACGCCAAATCAGGGAAAATCGATTGCGTCAATTTGGCACCCGCAACACACGAAATCCCGAGCCGCCCGTATCGCTTCCACCGACCGAGACGCGAACCATCGCGGCCCTCGTCACGTCATAAATCAACATGCGGGTATCATTTGCCGAGCCACTCGCATCAAAGCGAGCCGATTCCACCGCACCGCATTGGATGCCGAGCGTGTTCCCGCCGGCCCTCCAAATGCCGGTATCCAAATCGTTGATAAAAGCGATGCTTCCCGCCGTCGATACGCCATCTGCAACGACGAATTGATGACCCGCTGTAAATACGGCGGTTTGACCACCGCCATTTGTAACGCCGAGATCATTTGATCCCGCTTTATAGAATCCGGTTGTGGGGAACGAGAAAAGCGAAATTGACGGCAATAGAGCGCTACCGTCGGCAAATTGCACTTGATTCCCGCCGGACGGGATCATGAAAGCGACGTTCGTTCCTAAACCCGTTGTTCCAAATTTGAGCATGTCGGAATCGGAATCATCGACCCCGATGACGAATTTCTGGTTGCCGGAAAGTTTCCATGTGAGGATCGGATCTCCGTCCGTCGCTGAATTATTGATGCTCACCTCGGTCGTCGCGCCGCTCGAACTGATATCGACGGGATTTGAATCCGTCGATGACACTTTCATGAAGGACCATGTATCAGACCCGTTGTAGCGGTTATTAAGCCAGGTTGTTACGTCATCCCAATTGGTGTTATGGCCCGAGGCCGTGATTGAGGCTCCGGAGACGAAGGTATTTGTTCGTGCGAAAACCGCCATTTAAGCCTCCGCGAATTTCTTGCCCAAAAGAATCAGGCTATTTATTTTCATCTTAAGGTCGCTGTTTCTGATTCGGTATTGGAAAACTTGTCCGTTGCCGATCGGAAAGATGCGAGAGATTTGATCGGTCTGTCCGCCGTAGACGTCGATATCGTAAATCGCCTGATCGTATCGTCCCCCAGGCGATGTTTCATCAATGGCTTGCGTTTTCTGGTAAGGGCTGAAATCGTATCCCCACGAGAAATCAATTGTGCCGGATGACTGCGTGGCGTAGGAAAGATAAGCCTCTTCGACCGTCTTGTTCTTCTCGTAGGAGCCGAACTTATCCCAACCGCTCGTCCAGTAGCTATCGACGTTCGATGAAGATTCGGAAGCATCGGTTGTTGCGCTGGATACGTCTTGCTTATAGATAACGCCCGCATAGCCACCGGTATAGATGGCCCCCGTCGGAAGCGTCGTAAGAACGTTCATCTTCCATCCGGTTTTGTGGCGAAGCCAACATTTGTTCCGGATATCCCAAACCAAAGCGGTGTCGTGCGTGGTGCCTGAGCCGGTGGAGGTCATAAGCCAAACGATATGGTCGTAATCTTCGCCGGTGACGCGTTTGCCTTGAATAAATTCGATGCGAGACGTATTCATCGCCGACCACAAATCGTCGATAAAGGCCAGTTGCGGAAGGTCCTTTTCTTCGAGAATTCGGATGCCATCGGTAATCTTCATCTTTCCTTGCGGCGTCATGAAGTAACAGAGGCCGTCCGCGACGACGACGGCATGTTTTCCGGCGCAACCGACATTCCGAAAGAGCGGGAAGACGGGGAAGGCGGAACTTACAAGCTGATTAATCATCATCTTGTGGATGCTCGTTTGCTTAAACACGAGGGCCGTAGAATTGTCGAGGATCGCCATGGCGGTCACCGGCTCCCCGTCCGAGGTTGAGATCGTCTGAGATCCGGAGCCTGTCGAGGTCCAATCCGTCGGATCACCAAGCTTGCACCATTGCACAATAGAGGGAGACGCCGACGTTCGGAAGGCGAACACGCGGTTATTGCCTTGTACGGCCCCATAGGCCGAGGGGGGTGAGCCGTTGAGTGCGGCGGCGTTCCCCGAACCGGAATACTTGAGTGGAGCGTCGGGGCTTGTGGACGGTCCTCCAAACAAGAGCAAAAGATTGTTGAACGTGAGCGTTGTCCAGATATCGTCTTGACTCGCCGTGACGGTCACGGTCCCCGAGATATCGTTCATGGTGCCATCAAGCGATGTCGATTCGTAAACCTTTGTGCCACAGATGGCAACCAAATGGTCATTCCCGCTAATGGGCTTAAAGTAGCCAAGCCCTTGAATAGCCGCTCCCGAATTCATGGCCGACGCATTGAAGGTCGTGTTCCCATAGCGAGAGCGAAAGTAATTCCCGTTTGGACCGACAACGATATTGGAAAGGTCGTAAGCCTCATTTCCGGCAACCTCGGTGATAGCAGCCGTCGTATGCAAGCCGCCACCAAAGTCGTTTCGTTCAACCTCTCGTCCGCGTCGGCTCATGATACCCAGGGTCCAAAATCCGACGGCAAGGACCATTGAGGTCCAAAGTTCGTATCCGAATCGACCGGCATCATCACGCGATGACGACCCAAGTCATGCCCAAGCTGACGTGCCATATCATTGATTCCGGCTTCCGCCGCCTGGTATTCAATCTTTGCCAGATCATCGTCCAAACTCTGAAACGCATAGAACGCCGCTTGATGCACGAGGACGTAATGCCAAGGAGCCGGGATCACGGAAACGTCGTTATCCGCCGAGAGGTCCGCTAAAACCTTAATGCCACGGATCATGACGTTCATGGTTGTGGATGGCGATGATAGAAAGGACCATTGCGGTGTTCCGTCGGAAGCGGAGGAACTCATCACGTACCAATAAGGCGTTCCCTGATCGTAATAGAGCGGCAAGAGGAAATCGGTCCCTCGTGGCGCCATGCTCATCAGTTGGATCGGCGTCACTAACTGTTTCATGTCCAAAATCTGAATAAGCGGCGTGGTCGTCGAATAAAGGAGCTTTCGAACCGTGTAGGTACCAGCGGAAAGATTGCTCGTTCCGACATAGGCGGGGCTGATCGTGGCCGACGTTGAGGAAGCGGTATGCGCAGTGATCTTATACCAGTCGTTTGACGTCGAGAACTTGATATAGCGATTGGCGACGGAGACGGTTGGCGCCGATGAGAAGGTTAGTGCGGTATCAGCGGCATTGATGGAGACCGTCCCCGTCGTAATATCCGGAACCGTTTGAACGATTTCCTCGGCGAACATGAACGGCCAGAGGCGCTTTCCGCAAACGTATTGCTGCGCCATATTAAGCCAGCGTTTCAGTTTCGTCGCGTCAGCGGAACTGGTCTGATCAAAGCGCGTTCGATCCGCAAGTTCCTGTTGCAAAACGAGAAATGTACTCAATCGTCCTCCAACAAAAAGGGGCCGCTACAAGCGGTCTCCCGCCTAGTAACGGCCCCTACAACCGTGGTTCAAATCCCGAGGAGGGTGTTTGGCCCTTGTTGCACCTGGAGAATGACTCCAGACCTCGGTTTAATCGTTAAGCGACTTTTTCTTTCGAGTGCTTTTTCATCTTGTGCATACGGAGGGCTTGTTTCGCGTGAGGCCCCGTGTATTCCGCCTTGCACTCGTCACATTTCACATCAAAAATTTCCGTCGGCTTTCGTTCTTCGACCTTGGGAGATTCTTGCGTCCCTTTCTCCTGATATTCAAGAGGGATCGGCACAATCGGAACGTCTTCCGGCTCCAAGGTAACGCTGCTCGTTTTGTCTGGCGCCAGCGGCAACGCCATATCCTCGATGTTTTCTCGAAGACGGATCTCTTTATCGACGTGCTGACGCAAAAAGTCGCAGACCTCTTTCCAGCGTTCAATCGATGGGCCAATTTGCTTGTCCACTAGAAAAAAGAACGAGTCTTCTTCGACAATCGGATCAAATCGGCGAACCTGGCCGGTCAAAAGATCCTTTTCCGGAGGGATCGGGGTAATCTTTTTTCGCTTGCCCAAAAATTCTTTCCAATGGCGGGGGAAGCCATCGGCCCGGATCATCTCGAAACCAGCCAAGAATCGCTCCGGCAGTTCGTCAAACGCGATAACCTTATCCGGCAACCCCATGATTCGAAAAACCTGCATTCGTCCTCCTTAAGCCAATTGCGGCACTTTCTTTAAGATCGTGTTGTCCAAGATCGTTTTGACCCGATGATTGATCGTATGCTTGGCGCGGACCTCTTCATAGCCGGCCCGAGCAATCGCCTCTCGCTCATCGTCGTGATCCAGGTAGTAACGGGCTTTTTCCACCATCTCATCTAAGCTTCGATAGAGAACCAGGTGCTTCCCGTCTTGGAAAAGATCCTCGATCGTCGGAATCCAGTTTGTGAGACAAAGCGATCCCGTGGACATGATTTCGAAGGTGCGCATGTTGATATCGTCGGTCATCGAGATGTTGAAGCAAATCCTCGATTCGCCGAATTTCTTCGCCACATCGTTAAACAAGCCTTGCCCGTAATAGAAATTCGGGAACTCGCGGAAGAGTCGATCCAAGGCTTGCATCCGATTCGCCGAGTTCACATGCCCCACGAAACAAACGTCGTATCGTTTTGTCGCTACTTCCTGTAGTGGGTAGGCTTGTGGTTCTACCGCATGTGGTAGCCAAATCGGGTTTTCGATGCCGTCGGCTTTCATCCGATCGATCGCGGCCTTCTGAGCGCAGAAGACGTAATCCGCTCGTTTTGCTACCGAGAGCCGGTAGTCGTAACTATCATGGTTCGGCGTTTTGATGTGCGTGTCGGAGGCCCAATAGGCGAATGGCTTTGGCGTTTGGATCGGCTCATAGGGGATAAGCCCAATAAGAGCGTCTTCGCCCCAATCGACATGGAGGTTTAAGTCCCACAGGCCGAAAACGTTGGTGTCGCCCGTCGGATAGAGATGATCCGCATCGATTGATTCGCCGTGCTTTTCCCAAATCTCTTTGGCGATCGCTTCGGCGTGAGGATCGGGTTCGGTGAACCAGGAAAGAAGCTTGTCGTTGGCGGGACGTCCTGCCGCGATGTCGGAGTAGTACTGAATTCGTTTTAGCGCAGCGGTAACGTAGAGGGGATTCCCGTCGTTCCGGCCAAGCCTTGATTCATAATAGTTGGCGATCCTAAGCATGGACCGCCTCCGGGAACGTGGGAATCGGCTCTACGAGACGCTCCGCCGGCTCACAAACCATGACAAATGAAATCCCATTGCCCGTATCGGCACCATCCGTCACTCGGAACCCGCAAACCTCAAGTAAGTTCTTCAAGGATGCCGGTGTAAACCCGTGGCGATGCTCCGGGTTTAGGGGAATCGTCCGCCGGATATCCTCGTCTGGAACCGCGATCACCAATCGCCCATGGGTGCTTAACGCCGCCCTCCAATTCCGCAAGGTATCCACCGGATCAACGGAATGCTCTAGGATATGGCGAGCGATGATCGTATCGACGTTTTGGAACGGGAGTGGTTGCATCACATCACCTTGAACGTCGGCGACGGAGAGGTGATCAATGTTCCCGCACGGCTCGCCCTTCGCCGCGAAGTCCATCCCGATCGCTTGCGGAACGGTTTTTCGTCCTCCACAGCCGAGTTCGACGATTTTCTCGCCCCGAACAAAGGAGCCGACCACCTCCGCTTCCAAATCAGGCGGTTGGCTATATTGTGGTTGCAAGCCTCGCATTGTCTCAAGGAAGGTTTGAAATCCGTGTTTCTGGATAAGCCATCGGTTCGTTCGATCGCTCATTTCTTTGGAGTTCCAGCCATGCGCTTGGTCCGGAGTCCCATGTACGCGCTCGCCCGTCTTAAAGGCATGGTGAATCAGGAACGCATCTGGATTCACCAGAATCTTTTTGCCAAGTTTTCGTAGACGAATCGACAGGTCAATATCGTCGCCACCGGGGCAAGAGTCGTCGATCCCGCCCGCCGCCTCAAAATGTTCCTTCCGGATCATTGCGGTAAAGAAGATCAGGAACGATACTTCGGAAATCGTTCGAAACGCATTCGGTCTAAAAATGCTGTGCCAACCAGCGGCAACGGTCGTTGCTGGACCGACGGCCGCCACATCTTTGTTGTGGAACGGCCAAAGGAGCTGCGAATAGAAACTTTGTGTAGCTTTTGGAATCAAGGTATCGTCGTTTTGGAAGCAATAGAAATCGCCTTGGGCGACCTCGATTCCGGCGAGAAGGCCCTTCTCCCATCCAAGGTTTATTCCCGGCTCAATCACCGTCGTGTTCGGCCAGCTTTTCAACATCTCTTTGATCGGCTGAGTCCCATTGTTCACGACGATTAATTCGCAAAGGCCCGTTAGGACGCCGGTCTGCAAAATCGATTCCACGCAGGGATTGAAGTATTCCGCGTTATTCCAGGTCGGCACGATAATCGAGGCGGTCGGCTTCAAATCATTCTCCTAGGATCAAGGTCGGCTCACGCTTCTGATCGCCGTTTGTCGCGTACTTCTCATAGACGGAAAACACCTTGTCGAAACGTTCCTGATCGCCCATCGCTTTTCGCTGTTCTTCGACGTATTGCTCCGTCACGATGATGTTGTGCGACAAATGCCCTAGTTTAATGCGCGTGTCCATCCAGGTTTCGAAGCCAAACTTCCGCGCCTGGTAGCAGAAGTGGATATCTTCTCCGGTCGTATTGGGGTTCTGGAACCAGGGCTTTTTTGTTCCACGTAAAACGCTCGTTTTGATCAGCACCGCACCGAAGCCAACGGCATCGCAACGGACCAACTTTTCCTTCGGATACCGCATGACGGCGTGATTGGTGAAGTAATCGGTTTTAAGAACCGGGTCATATCCCTCGATGCACGAATACATGACCGGCTTGTGCGGAAAATTGCGAGTGAAGGCCAAGGGAGCGACAATATGCTTGTCGTCCTCATAGAGCTTCTCGAAAAGATGATCGTCACAGATCATGTCGTCGTCGATCATGAAAAGATAGTCATGACCGTTCGCCAAAGCATAATCGGCCATCATCTCCCGGGCGACGTGAACGTGCATCCGCCCCGTCCCAAAGAAATCAAATTGGAATTGGCCCTTGGCTTCCAAGTTCCCGAGATATTTCATGTTCGACAAGCGGTTAATGTAGACAACCGATGGCGTCATCCCCTCGTGCGGAAAGCCGACCAAAACGCGAATCATCGAATGATCCTTAATTGCACCTTAAGCCACTCCCAAAGCGAATAAACGCGCGGGTTCTTGATGTAGTGACCCGCATGAAGCGGAGCCGTGCGGGGGTGCTGTGCGCTGCGCATCGTCACAACACCCCCGTCGGTCTCACATCGCATCACTTCCAAGAGGTCGAAGCGAAACGGTTTCATAAGAGTGGGGGACCACCGGAGTAAGAAACTGGTGGGCCAAAATCCCAAGCCTCTCATGATCGCGGTTCTAACCTCCGACCAGCTTGGCATTAGAGCGCCCGAACGATCCCGGCGACAAACGCCTGGTTCAGATTCGAGAGGTCCACAGGCACGGTCGAAGCGGCATAGACGAACTTGTAATACTGCGTCGATGTCGTTTCCGCTGCCACGGACGAGAAGAACGTCCCGGCCACCGCTCCCGCTTTCAACTGATCGCCGGCCGTGATCGTGAGCGAGGTTCCCACGTTGGAGATTTGAACGCTTCCAACGTAACCCCAAGCCGTCACAAGGCCGAAACCATTGATGGCAATGTCTTGCACGGCGACTCCGACGAAACCACGCGCAAGTGCGGCGGTTGAACGGACCGCCGAGATACCATCGATGGATGCACCGGAAATGGGGAAGCACGCTCCCAAACCGGTCGTAATCGATCCACCACCGTCAACATTCTTAACTTGAATCTGAACCCGCTCCGGATCGGTGCGGTTCAATTGCTGAATGATCATTGCGTTTCTCCTTGAGCCCCGTAGGGCCTTGGCGTCGGGTTGCTGTAGCTTGGACGATTGTGAGACATCGCCACCGGCCCCAGGCGTCCCGAGCGCGGTTCTAACTAGTACTCGATTTTGAACACGCCATTGGCGACCGTCTGCTTGTGATACACGGTCACGGTTGTTTGACCGTTCGACACAGACGTCGCGATCGGACAGATTTCCGATGGACCAGAGGACAAGCGCGGGTCAAAGGATGCCGAGATAATGTTTCCGGCTCCGATGGCGATTGTGCCGGGAGTGTCCCCGGCGTTTGCGCTCCAATTTCCGGTCAACATGCGAATACTGCCGAGGTTTCTGGCAACAAGGTTCGATGTTGCAAAGGCCATGATAAGCCTCCTTTACGCGGCGTTCGCGGTCGTTTTCGCCAGTTTCCGACGAACCGGTGACGTGAGCGCGGCAGCGAAAAGAATCTGTCCCACTTTCGCGTCCTGATTCGCGGGCTTCATGAATCCGGTGAACTCAAAGTCCGTGTCTGAGTTGACATAGAACTTGAGCGCGTCCGAATGCAGCCCATAGATCATGCCAGAGGTCGCCTGAACCGACCAGATCCATGGAATTTCCTTAAAGGCCAGCTTGGTCGTTCCGATGTCCGGCTTGTTCGTCATGTAGCGATACTGAGCGATCAACGTCCCTTCATAGGCTTCATAAGACGTCTGATCCGACATAAGAACTTCAAGCGGACCTACAGGCAGACGCTTTGACGCCGTGTTGCAAACGTTCGTCAACGTGGCGCGTCCAATGCCAGCGGCCCAAGAACCCGCCGTCGAAACAACCGACTGGTTCCATGAGTTCGTCGAGGCATTAACCTGTCCTTCCGTTCCCGATGTCGCAACAATGTTCGGAAGCGAACGCAAGTCATCGTTTCCGGGAGCCGACTTGAAAACATCGATTTCAAGCTGATCGCGGAGCGAGTTTTCCGCTTCGTCACGCTTCTCCTGTAGAGCGTCTTCCAACGCCCATTCGCCCTTACCGGCGATCCGCTCGGTGAAACCATCGATTGAGACCGTCCAGTAGTACTGTTTCCACGGCCATTGATCACGAGTCAAGTTGTCTTGCGGGGTCGTATTCATCGCACCATAACGCGAGTAACTTCCGCCGGCCGTTGACTTCGCATAATGCAGCGCATGGGAAATGGACGCTCCACCTCGTTTCCGTTCTTTGGCTGTCCCATATAGCCATCCCAGGGCGGTATTATCCGCAAAGATATTTTCTTTAATGCCCGGGATCATGTTGGACATCGCCAACGTGAGTGTTTCGTCAACGTTGCCGGGTCCGTAATTCAGTAGTGTCGGTGCCGTCATTTTTGGCCTCCTTAATTAGTCTCGTGAGACCATCATTCCGCGTTTCGCCATTTCCAACGCTTCGCGAGCCGATTTGGGCTTTTTCTCCGTCACTTGAAGTTCGCCGCCTGTCGAGTGCGAGGGCGGAAGAGAGCCGTTCTGCGCTTTCTGCGCCAAACGTCCCATCCCCGCTTTCCGGCCCGCTTCGAAGATCGAGTCGTACATGGCTTTCGCCGCTTTGTATCCGTTCGCGAGTTTTTCCGATGGCGAGTTACCGGGAGCGAGTTCAATGCAACCGCGAAGGAGAGAAAAATCCTCCTTCGCGTTGCCGTCGCCCAGTTGTCCGATCATGAAGCTATTCAGTTGATCGAACTCCGGGTGCATCTTCGCTCCTTTCTCGTCTACGGCCTCCGCGAACGCATCCGTGATCTTCGACATTTCGGCCAACTCGATCTTTTGGCTAACCTCTTGTAGCTGAGTTTTTAGCGTGTCCAATTCGGGGTTTCCCGGATTGGCCGCGCTGGCCTGGTTCACTTTCTGGACATAATCGTTCCATTGCTTCACGAACTCATCTTGTCCAGAGAACTGATCGTAGAACTCGGCCTTCTGACGGTAGCTTTCCGTTGCTTTGGCTATTTCCGCTTTGATGGTCTCCGACAGCTTTCCTGTTTTTTCGCGGTAGTCGCGCAACATGCTGTCGTAATGCGCGCGTACGTCTGGAGGCATCTTGTTCGGGTCCATGCCCTTAAACAAGTCATTGGTGGGTGTTGCCCCCGTGGCTTGTCCACCATTTCCGCCGGTTCCGGCTTCCGTTGACGCGGGTCCAGACTGGTTATCCGCGCCGGCCGTTCCTTGATTGTCGGCTGAGTTCAAATCGTCCATTTTTATCCTCGTATTGCCAGAGCGCTAATAACGCCCGCTCTCTTTTTTCTTAATGCAAGCTGATCCGCGTTCGGCGTGACGGGAGCCGTTTTTGTGGGCTTCCGTGCGGCCACCGCTTCGCCCAACGTCTCGGCACTAGGGCCAATGACCTTGGCCTGTGCGTTTGAGTCCGTATCGAACATCGGTTTCTTCGAATCAGGCCGGTTTTTGCGGTAGGTCAGGCTCCCGTTTTTGCCGGGCGAAAATTCGTAGGTGCCTGACGTGCCATCCAAGATGAATTTTGACTTCGGCATGGTTAATCCTTCGCGGCGAGTGTTCGGGCGACACCCGATCGCTTCTTTTTCGGCTCAACATCGGATGCAAACTCGGACGCTTGCGTTTGGCTAACGCCCGAGGCGACCTTGGCGATTTTGGGCGGGACGTTTTTTAGCTTCCCACGCTTCGCGGCAAGGACCATCCCGAAGAGTCTGCGTTGCGATGCACTTTTAGCGGGCACGGTGGCGGTTCTCCTTAAGGATCTTTAGGTACGCCTGTCGCTTCACATCGCGACCCATCTGCTTAACCATCGAAAGCGCTCGCCGAACCTCATCGCGTGAGTTGGATCGTTGGTTTGTTTGAGTGGCGAGCGAAAGGGGGGCGCCATGAACACGATCGCCGGCCTCAACCAGACCCCGATCCCGTAAATAAGCGGCTTTCTCGGCTTTGGAGGCGAAAACACGGGGTTTCCCGGTCACGGGATCATCGGCCAAGTTCTCTTCTGGCTTCCCGTCCCAAAAGACATCCGGCATTCCGGATTTCGGGTTCCGGCAGAGGCGGCAGATGCGCTTGATGCCGTCCCGGGCTGTAATAATAAGGATGCCGTAATCTAAGTCGAAGTCACGTTCGATGGCACAGCCGTTGCACATAAAGGTCAGACTCATGACCTCGCCCCGACCGGGGTTTTGGGTTCCGGTTTCTTAAGCCGCTCGATTTGTGCGCGGCCTACAGGTCCAAGAGCAGCTTCTTGAGCTTGCGTAATTGTCTCAACGTCAATTTGCTTAGCTTGGGCTTGGCGCTTTGCCGCTTCCGCCGCTGTTTTCTCGTCTTCAATCGATTGCTGGCCTTGCGCGTCTTGTTTTGCTTGCTCTGCCGCTTGAACTTCCTCCGCATACGCCTCCTCAAGTGCCTTGATGTCGTAGCTTCTGAGCATGTCCTGAATCAAAGCGTTCAAGAACGGCGAGTTCATGGCCCCTTGAGCGATGATGGGCGCGATGTTCTGGAGGATGATTTCCTCCATTTGCAGTTTCGTTTCTTTGTCCAGCGGAAGCGTTGATCCGCTCTTAATTTCCACGTCGTATTCGCCAGCGATATCTTTCGGCGTGAAGGTGACGGTACCGGTTACGGGGTCATAGGCATCGCCCAACGCAGCGATGATGTCTTGCGGTGTTTCGCCGGTGATTTTCACCGACTCTTCAAAATCAAAGTTCGCTTTTAGGTGCGCCATCATGTCTTTGGCGATGTTCTCGCAATGGGTTTCCAGGCGATCGATTTTGCGATCCTGCCTTCCTTGCGCGCCTTTCTGCATGAGTTGGAGTTCGCCGATCGTTCGGGTGTTGGTTTTGGTGACACCGCCCCGAACGAAATCCGGTTGGCCGTTGATGTTCCGTTTGATCGCTTGCAACCGGTCCATGAGCAAATAGAAATCCGTCGGGAGTTGCCCGAAATCCGCCATCTTAAAAGCGGCGTCATCGAGTGACGCATTCACCGTGATGATCGCGCCATCATCACCCCGCTCGAATTTATCGAGTGCGTTATCGTCAACGGTCCCGCCTTTAATGAAGAGTTGCCGGTTCCATCGCTTCGAATGATTGATCGCTTGGCCCATGAGAACCATTTCCTCAAGAATCTGAGGTTCCCAGGGCGCAATCGCCGACATGGGAAAAGGAGACCCAGGAACGCAAAAATCCCAGTACATGCGGAAGGGAAACCGCGTCAAATATTCCGGCCAGGGCGTCGGTTTTTCGAGATAGCGGTCTTTTAAGCCTTCGGCCAACAGAAATTTCGTCCGATCCTCAAGATTCCAAACTTCCCAAAGAACGGCGACTTTGATGTCGTCTTTGTAGGCGCTCCGCTTGTAGGTTTCCTCATTCACATCAGGATTCGGAGTCCCCTCAAGCGTCTTTGACGCGGGGAACGATCGTTTAATTTCGTAGAGCGGGCGAACAATGCGATGGGCCATCCAGGTGCAATCGAGCGGGGGCCGTTTGGCCCCGATGTTCCAGACGACGTCTTTCCAGGAAACATAATTGGAATAGAGCCGTCCGTTATTGGTGCCGACCTTGTGCCAACCGAACCCGACAAGATCCTTGTCGATGATCTCGTATTCGAGTTCTTCCTTGGTTTCCAAATGTCGCCAGTAGTAATTAAGGATCACTTCCCAAAACGCCGCCCCTCGTGGTGATCCGGCGTGAGGATTGACGCTGATGTAGGGATCGCGGTTGTAGGTCGTCGCGACATCGGCTTGAACATAGGCGAACACTTCATTGATCGGCGGAATCGGGATCTTTTTGTTGCGCGTATGAAAGACAATCCCGTAATCGCCCTTGTACTCTTTGATGAATCGCTTCGCTCCAGACGATTCCGCCCAATCTTCGAGTGCTTTCTTGGCGATCTGGACCCGTTCAAGCCAAAACGCGACATCTTTCGCTTCGGAGCCGCGCCGTAAATTCGGAGTTGCTTGATCGCTTGAATTGTTAACGGCCATACTCAAAAAATCCCTGGAACGGCCTGTTATTTTGCTGCGCCATCCTCAAGCACCATTCCCAGGTCCATTCTTTTTCCGCTTCGTTGGGAAGGGCTGTTCCCGGATGCAAGAGCGGCAAGCACATGCTCATCGCATCGATCAAGTCGTCGTGCTTGCCTTTGGGGAATGTCTGTAACTCGATCTCCAAATCTTTCTTTTTCATCCACTGAGCGTGGTAGACGTTCCCGTCGCGATAGAACGGCTCTAAAATCTTTATTCGCTGCTCTTTGCTTTTTTCCGGACCCGTCTTGATTTCTTCGACTGGGAAATAGTTTCGCGTTTTGCGCATCTCTTCTTCGACGGCGAGCTTAAGCGTCCGCTGGAATCCGTTGACTTCCATACCCACAGCATTGGGCTTCCACTTGTCTCGCATATCGAAAATGTTTCTGACGACATCGGAAGGTCGCCAGCGGCCTTTGATGTAATCGAGTACGTAGAGCTTGTAATCTCGGTCCATCCCACAGACGACAAGTGCCGTTTCATCCGCTTGCTTGGCCTCCGATATCGCCAGATCACACGCCATCGCGATAAATAATCCCTCGGGTCGCTTGTCCCAGTACTTGAACATCTCCGGCTTGAACAACTGTTTCTCCGACGAGAACGGCTGATTCAAATACTGAGCGGAAAATTCATCGAGCGGCATCGAGGCTTTGAGATGCTCGATGTAATCCATGCAGGTTGGATCGTCCACCATGACCCAATCTTTTTTAACCGGATCAAACTTGCGCGCAAACTTCTTCGGGAAAATAAGTTTTCCGTCTTTGCCGACCACCTGACGGATCATGATGTCGTAATACTTGCGCTCTTTATCGACGATCTCGGAATAGGTGTCGTCTAAGTGCCAGCGCGTCATGTTTTCAACGACAACGCCGCCCGGTTCCAACAGATTGATCATGCTCCGACGGAACCGTTTCGCTTTTTCCCGTTGCTCCGGAGTTTGTGAGTTATTAAGTCCGATTAAGTCATCTAAGATGATCAAATCGTAGTGTCCACCGGTTTGCTCCGTCTCGATGCCGGCGGTTTTAATCGTCGGTTCCTTGAGCGGTTTGGTGCGCTGCCGAACGATAATCTCGTCTTCGTTCCACTTCGCGGAAACAAATTCTCCGAAGAGATATTTAAGCTGCGAATTTTCGAGTTGCTCTTTGATCTCACGGAGAAAACTTCGAGAAATGTCCCAAACCTGATTGCAAATCAAGATCCGGATGTTGGGATTGTTCAGAATCGAGTAAATCGAAAACCCGATCGTTCCGAACGTCGATTTCAAATGGTTCCGCGGGATCACACACGCTTTCCGACGAGACGGGCGGCGAAGGAGAATTTCCATGTCGTCGTGAACCTTGTCCCAATCGGGGTAATTGAGCATGGACGTGCAGAGGAAGTACAAGGACTTTTTCAAGTAGTCCTTTACTTTCTCCACTTCCGGGTTCGTCTCGCCCGGCTTTATCGTGATGACGTTGTTTCCCATGTCTCCAACAAAAAAGGCCGCATCCAAGTTGGAGGTAGGTCCAACCGAACGCGGCCTCAAGTCCGCTAAATTCACCGTGAACGCTTGGGCGTCCTAAAGGGTCGCGAACCCACCGGGTATAAATCGTTATTTAACTCGCGGCACCTTCACGTTGGACGCAAAATCCAACAACCCAAACGCCGCCAGCAACCAACAAACAACACTCACCACCACCACGATGTTTACAATCGTCTTAATCTTCTCGTCCATCGGAATAAACTTGTTCACGCACCACAACAAAATCCCAACAATGATCAGCGTTATCACAAGGGAAAGTAAGTTCATTTCACCTCACGCTCCTTCACGATCTCAATCAATCGCTTCACCTCATCCCCCGTCAACCACAACACCAAATCCCGCGATCCATCCAAATTGTCCCGGTCCCCTAACATCACGATCTTGTACTGCGCTTGAGGGTTAATTACCTCCGCCTTCGCTCTCGGTGGCGTGATCACGGTAAAGTTCACGGCAATAGGCCTAGAATGCGTTTTAGGACGCGAAATAACGCTCCGAGGACGTCACTGCGGGAAGAAAAAATCGCCCCTTGGAGCGAGAACCAGGGGGCGAGGAAAGGAGAATGTTGCTGAATGTTGCTGAGTTGTTGGCGCTCTTTTGTCTGGGGCGCGGTAAAATTACGGATCGCGGGTGAAAACGTATCGATGGAGCGAAAATCCGTCGTGGCAAGGGGGTCTTTGTGATACGTGGTCGGGTGGGGGGCTATGAGACCGTCACCCCCCGCCCCTCGGGCATTTAATCCATCAGCCCGGAAGCATGCTTTGTCTTCACTTTGTAACACTTTCGCCACATCGCCGTCGCCAGAATGCCCCATATTTGTCGCAATTCTATCACACCAAGGGGCATGGTCAGACAATACACGTTGACAGTCAATCACTTGCACATCAGAGCGTTCCCTTTCGTAGGGGACGCTCATATATCTCCATCTCCCGAGATCGATTCCGGTGCGTCATTGGGCGTATTTTCAACCACTTTTGTGGCATCAGTCACATTCAAGGCTTGCTCACGAGAACTAATGATATTGAAGTCTTTTCCGCCGAGATTTATCTGTACATTGAGGTTAGATTCTCTTTTGCCGTCGCCGTACTTCTCTGGGAAGGCAGCCTTCAACTGAAATATCCGTTCAATCACAGATTTCGGATTGAGCGCATTATCCCGCGAGATACCCTCAAGCTCGTCATAATACTCCGTTTTCGCACGTTCAAACGCCGCCTTGAACGCGGGATCAATTGCCAGGGCCTTTTTAACCGTCTCATCCTTGACTCCAAGTTCGCCGCACGTGCGATAAAACTTGAGGGCATTTTTCTTGTAAACGCTTAAGAACGAGAGTTTTTTATCGGAATCAAAAGCGTCAACATAGCCTTTGCTTTCGATAAAACCAGTGAGGGGATTGACGGTATGATTCGGGACGTAGCGGGGATCGCGAGAATGGGCCGCATTACTCACAATCGCGTCCCATGGCCTTTAAGAGTTCGCGTGCCGAGCGAGATCCGCCGATATCCGAGAGGGCGAGTGTTTCAACCAGGGGAAGCATTAAGCGAATAGTGGAGATAAGTCGTTCGGTAGGAAGTGCCTGAAAATCGGAATAAGCGTCGATATCGCCGACCGAAACCACATCAAGCGCCATAATATCTCGCTGAAAACATGCAGAAAATCTTAAATCAAAACGATTGAATTGCAAGCGAGAATTCCGAACAAAATTGCAATGCGCTGATTATGAGGGTAAAAACTGTTTGACATTGTCTCTCATTTAATTACAATTTGTCATCTCCATATCACAGGTGCCTGTTAGAGTTAGGAAGTAGCAAGTATCAAAATTCAACATCGGAGGATAGACCGATGAGCCAAATAAGCGACGTCAGTTTCATTGAGCCTGAAGTAGCCTTTAACCACGCGATCAACCACGGAATTCTCTCGTCTAATCCAACCGCTGAAAACTTCGCCGGTAACTTCATGTACATGGGCACCTATGCCTATGGGCCGGTGATTCGCAAAGACTCGTTCAAAAACATCGCAACTCGAAAATATCTGCATATCGAGTACCGTGAAAAGGCGGTGCGGTCATGAAATACATCATCGAAGACTGGGCCGGTAATACGATTAAAGAGCGGTCCAAATCAGGTTTGCTGATTACCCCGGAATTCGAGACATTCCAAGACGGTTGGGATTACATCTACACGAAATTTCCAAACGGTGAAAATGCCGAATGGGATGATCTCTATGTTGTGCCTAAGGGGGTGCGGCCATGAGCACAACGAAACGTTTTAAGGTACTGATCCCTGAACTCATCGCGGATGGTGTGTCCCGGGAGCACTCGGCGAAACTGACACAGCTCTTTTACCATTTCGCGCACAAGTTCTCGGACACAAACAGAGGTCGCGACTTGGCTCATGCCTTTATGAATCACTGGCATGAGGCGTTTAAGAAATCCGGACATTGGATAGATGAGGTTCGGCCATGAGCGCGAAATTGCTGAAGAAGCTATCTCTAGGGCCGAGAAATAACCGCTCGCGCCGTGGCGGAACTGATACGGCGCACAATTTCGAGTAGCACAAACTAAACAGCGGAGGATAGACGCTATGAAAAACCGGAAATATACAGACTACGAATGGCGATTGATTAACAGTGTTGCTGACGAAACTGGAATCGATCGATTCACTTCTCTTCCGTCGATAATCCTTTCACTACGCCGCGCTGCGAAGAAATTACAGCGCATTGCCGAGAACGAATGCAACGGTTGGCCACGTGAAACAACGGAAATACGCGACGGGAAAATGTATCGCTTCCCTGTGACAGACGAAAAATGGCAAGCGCGGGACGAACGTGCAGAGGAAAATACAAAACGCCGAGTACAAGAACTTTGCAAGGAAAATAACTTAATCGCGGAGTTTCAAGGCGACCCGCGCGGTGCTGTTCTTTCTGTCAAAACCAAGAGCGGAATAAGCTTAACGGATCTCCTGTACTAGTCATACGTCAAAACAAAACGTGCGAGGGCAATATGAAAACAGTAACGCTGGTCCTAATCCTACTCACTACGACAAATGCGCGAACAACCGAATTCTCGTTCGGCGATGATTCTCGGTCGTACATGCAATCAACGTCCTACCTCTACGACGATTGTCAGCAAATGGCCTATTCAACGCAATGGTGCCAAGAGTCGGAAGACGATGGGGGGAACTAGCCATGGACTGCCGCGAATGCAATGGCACCGGATGGGCTGAAACCTACGGCAAGTGCTTGGCATGCGATGGGCGCGGTTCGATTGTGATCGAGATCGAGCGACCGATAACGACGATCGAGAAGGAACCGACCGGCTATCTATCGCAGAGCAAGCGCGACGAGATCGCGGAGATGGGAAAGAAAATCGACATTCAGGTAACGTTTAAGGATCGTCCCGATATCAACGGCGGAACGACGCTGATTGAATTCGCGGATTGCCAGTTTCCGGCGAAAGACTATCTGCGCGCGGTCCTCATGCTCAAAAGGTTCGAAGCGGAATTGGCCGACCATTCGAAAACGATGATTGTCTGAACCAAAACGGGAGCGCGGTCCCGTCGCACAATCCGCGCACAATTTCAGGAAATACCATGCCGCAACGTGCGAGGGCAGCAATGAACAAATCACTTACGCCAGTCGAAGTATCGCAAGCGATGAGGAACATGGCCTTTTTCTTTCGACATCTCTTGCAATGCTACATCCCGACGACGCTCTGCGAAGTTTGCCAAGAAATCACAACGATCGAAAAAGAATTGACGCGCTGCTGGGGGAAAGATGACGCGACGGAAGCCAAGGGGACAATCGAACCATGAGACGACATTCAGGAAAACAGGAAAAATTGCTTGCACGCATCGTCATGGACAAAACGGGCCAGATGAACTTTTTTCTTTTCGGGGATTATCTCGCGATCGATATTCGGACCGGCGAACTTATCGAGTGGAATCGATTGTGCAAGATCGTCAATTCGAGTCGGGCGCTGTTAGATGCGAAAGAGAAGGAAATGAACGGCCGGCCTATGCCGTCTGGTCCATGGCATGATCTTGCCGATGCTATGGCGCCAGTGTCGGGGGAATAACAATGCCACGGCATAACGTCAAACGCATTTCCCGAACGGAATCGACGGTAAGCGCGGAGGAACTTTATCTTGGACTACGGGGAATGCTTCAGGATAAGCGCACCAACGCGGAAATTCTGCGCTTTGTGATGTCGCGAATCGGTGCGAGCGAAACAAAACCAAGGATAGGGGGGCGTAAAAGACATGCGAGCGAGAAAAAGCGAGGTTCATTCAGGAAATAACAAAGTTGTCGTCGGAGCCGAGATATGGAAAGCGTTGATCATTGCGGCCGGTCATCTCGATTCATGCTTGGTTCGGCAATTCGATCAATGCCCGTTTTGCGATCTTTGCCGAGGGATCGTCAAGGAAGCGAAAGATGAGGTCCCGCATTTGGGGTTCGCCATATGAAAGCGATTGAATCTCCCTATCGCGCGGTAAAAGACCCGAACGTGCGGATATGGCATGTGATCGGGCCGGATGGCGAAGACATCGCCTCGATCCCCGGGAAGGACGCTGAACCGCACGCAAAGTATCTTGCCGAACAGTTCAATTTGGCGTTTTTCAGGGGGAAGGAATCAAAAACGGATTGAATTTGGTTTCGCGGCGTTCTCATCGGAGAGGATGAGTATCGCGAAGCTTACCCCGTGCCGGTTCGGTCGCTCTGGGGAGGGCTGGATCGGGCCGGCCGGGGTTCTTAAGCAAATGACTAGGGAATCTTAACCGTTTTTTAATGGAATCCATCGCGCACTATTTCGTATAGGAGGTTGCTTCCCGCTACCCTACCGATCCGATCTCTTTCCGATAGCAAGCATGTGCGAGGGCAAACGATGGCATCCGATGACATTCGGGCACTTCAGGAACGTTGGCGTCGCATTCGCGATGCGGCAGAGCGGGTTGTTGACGCCATTGCGGATTTCAGGAAAGAGGTCGATGGGCAATCGCTGGAACCGGTGACGGAGATGACGGGCTTGGAAGCCTTGTCGGAATCCGAGCGGAAAGTATTAAACGCGATCAGCGAAGGATTGGCCAGGGGAGATGCGGCGGCACGAATAGGGATATCCCCTAAAACGTTCGATGCGCAACGAGACGCGATACGGAAAAAACTCGGAATTGCGAGCGCATATGATCTAAAATCATTCGCCGAGAAGCTGAAGAAACCCACGTGAATTTCAGGACGTAAGCGAGATTTAAAAAGCGCCCTAATCGGATTGATCGACGTTCCCGACCCGTGATCAAGTAGTGACGCTTTGGGCGTGTTGCCCTCGCACGGTAGACACGTACCACCCCCGGCCGTAGGCGGTCTATCCCCGCTGAAAGCCGGGGGCCTTTTTTTTAGGCGGATTTCTTTAGGGAATCGAGCATTCGAAAATACGCCTGATCCTCTTCGTCGTGCAAGGCGATCAAATCTTGCCAATTCGGTAAATCACGACAATCGCTGTAGATTGCTCGTAAAAATCGAAACCATTCTTCCCGCCTCATATCTCCTCGACCCAATTCCCGACTTTTTTAAACAGCTTTTCCCACTGATAGGCTCCGCTCCGGCGAGCGACAGAAACCTCCACGATGGCAAGCCCCGTTGAATATCGATCGTCGGGATCAGCCTCGATCGGACGTTTCAATTTCTCTAGTTTGACGTATGGCAATCCTTGGATCTCGTAGTCTTTCATCTCAACGGGGCTCAGATCTTGTTTCCGAGAAACCACGATCACCATATCCGACTCCTGGGCAATAAAACTCGAATCGCGCAAACCGCCAAGATTCGCTCGTTGATTTTCTTTCGGTTGGCCCTGATGAGCGATGAGAATGACGGCCATATTCAATCCCTTGGCGATCTCGTGTTTAAGACTTCTCATAAAGGCGCCAATGTTTAAGCTCATGTTCTGCCTTGTGTTCATGTCAACCAAAAAATGCAAATGGTCGATCAAAATCGCTTGCGCATGGTGTTTGAGTTTGGCTTCAAGGCAACGTTCCAGGAGCCAGTCAAACGACATGGTTTTTAGCTGCAAGGGGAGAAACACCGGATGCTGAGGATCGGCTTGATACTTGGCCAACAACTTCTGCGGTTGAAGTTCAAAAGAAAAGATGACCGGGCACATGGCGGGGTTCGCCAGCGTCATGCTTCGAAGCCATGATTCAGCAAAAAGCGTTTTGCCGTTTTTCGTGTAGCCGGTGACAACGGCCACTTCACCGGTTTCAAGTCCCTCGATTTTCTGGTTGAACTTTTCAAATCCGCATTGGAACCGCTGGACGCTCGATCCGATCTTGGCTACAGCGGCGAGATAATCCGTGAAATGAACCACGCGATCCGGACCCGGGTACGATCCAAGGGCTTCGAAATCCAGGCTCATAAAATGACCCTTGTCCGCTCCGGCTGGAGGTCCATGGCAATCTGCCTTCGGTCGCCCTGTCGCCTTTTCCAGTTACGGATCGCCGCTTTCCAGTCTTTCATCGGCTGCCGGCCGATAACCCAGCCCTTCGCCTCATAGAAATCACAGAACGCACTCCCGTCCACTTCGAACCCGATTTCGGCCGCGTAGCTTGCGACCTCTTCGGGGGTTGGTTTTTGGAACTTTGGTTTAGAAGCGGGAGCCGCGTCAGCGGCGTCGTTCTTTTCTTCTTTCTTTTCTTCTTTCTTTTCTTTAAAGACTTCTGACTTCTGACTTCTACCAGCAAACTTTTCGTGTATTTTGCGTGTACGCTCCTGTTGTTTCCTTAAACGCGCTGATTCTCTTAGCTTTTTGGATCTTTCCGCTTGAGCGATTAAGCGTGACACATCGCGTGACATTCGGCGTGACACAAGGCGGGACAAGGGCGTGACAAGATGGTGACATGAGCGTGACATCGCATCTTTTAGGGCCTCAGAATCGAATGGACCAGGGGCGCATTCGGGGCAGATTTTTAGGCGTGTAACGAACTCGCGGCGGACAAGCTCATCGATCACTGTTCGGCTTACCAAACTATCCAGCCCCAACATGATCGCGAGATGGTCATCGGTCTCAAAAAGCTCCCCTTTTGGGACGTTCTCCCACATATAGGCCAAGAGATCGATCCAGGCCGCTTTGGGTTCCGACTTTAGGCGCCGGGTGTCCTTAATCCAATCGCCCGTGAAAAACTTAAACCATGGATTAATCATGGCACGTCCCGGACGCATTCCGCGTCCTTCTGACCCTGGCCGATTGTGGTTCCTCCGGTTTTGGCGGCATCGCGCAAATGATCCGATAGCACGTCACACAGAGGGGCGAGTTCAGCGGCGATTTGCAATGCGGCGAGTCGCATCCGAACTCCACGCTGCAACGCGGGCATCTGTGCGCATGAGGACAAGGAATCAGAAGGGAATCGATCATACGGCCTCCTGAAACCGGAACTGATCCAACGCGCTTTTCAGTTTCTTCGCATTCAGAAACGCTTGAAAGGCACCTTCCATATCACCGACGATTTTCGTTTCAAAGTCGATAGGTAACTTTTTGCCAAAGCGAACGATAATTCCCTCCTGGCAGTAGATTCCATAGGTTTCGAAAAAGGCTTGTCCATACGCAGCAACTTGGAGACCATATTCCGGATAAATCCCGTTCGCCGTTTTCCAGTCGAGAATGATGTATTGCCCGTTCCGTCTTCCAAGTGCATCAAGAGATCCTCCATATCCGTGTAATAAGCTTGCGACCTTTGTATCGCCCATGACCAATTCGATTCCGGAATTTTTCCACCATTCGTGAAACGCTTTGACCGGCGCTTGGATGGCCTCTGGAACGCTCTCAGGCTCGATTCCATGAATGATTTTGTCGAAATGCGCATGAGCGAGCGTGCCCAAATCGGCGGCGTCGTCTTTGATTTTCTCGGGCCTTTTTTTCGCTTCCCTAATCACGCACTCAATCCAATGTTGATCCAAAAGGACGCTTACATTTTGGCTTCCATTCAATCGGTTGATTAGCGCCAATTTCACGTGATCGAGGGCTTCATTTTTTGCCCATCCGACCAAGGCGGGCTTGTTAATGATCGACAAGCTTCCCGTCACGCCGGGGAATCGAAATGAGGGAACGAGGTCGCCCTCAAGATACACGTCATAAAAGTGGGATTTGTTTTGGACTGCTTGTTCAACGCGGAACTTTGGCTTGAAGTGGGTTTTCATCCGTCGGAGACCGCCTTGTTAGAGTCATAGGGAAGATCCCTATGTGGAGGTCCGGCAATGTACGATTCCCTATCGTACAATGTCAAATGCCATAGGGACTCCCGACGAGAAATACATTGAGTTGACAATCGGATAGGGAAACGGGTAGGGTTCCGCCCTACCCTGTATTGGGCACTTCCCTAGGAGGAGACAATACCCTAATGGTTGACCGATTTAACCGCGACGAAACCCGACAAAAGGTAATGGCCGGCCTTAAAAATCTCGTGAAGGAACGGGGCGTGAGTCCCGAAGCGATCGCCATGAATCTTTCGATGAGTTATCCCACCGTCAAAAATTGGATGGCGGGTCGCCGAATCCCCAAGCCACCGATCATCTGGCGCATCGAAGAAACCTGGAGGATCAAAATCCTATGACCAGCAATGACACCGTGGTCACGGTTGTTACGCTTTTAGTCAGCGCGTTCATCGCGTGGAGGATTACGCAATGAGAAAGATATACGAACTGGCGGCGAAGTTCTGGTATCAGGAATTTCGGTGCGCTCTTAGTCTGCACCAATTCGAACTCGCGAAGGATTATTTCCGCATTTACCAGTTCTGGATGCGGCGGGTGAGATTGGAATCGATGTTAGGGGAACTCTGCGAGTCGTTTGAAAAGGAGAATGCGGGATGAGCGTTCAATTCACGCGCGCCGAACGAAAGCAAGCAAAACTCCGACTTGCTATTACGGGTCCCTCCGGTTCCGGCAAAACGTATTCCGCACTCCTTATCGCATCCGGTATCGGCAAGAAAATTGCCCTCATTGATACAGAGAACCATTCCGCTTCGCTTTACGTCGGAGAAGAAGAGATCCCACCGTTCGATACTCTCGAAATCGAACCGCCCTATACGATTCAGAAATACACGGATGCAATCAACGCGGCTGAGCAAGCCGGTTATGATGTTTTGATAATTGATTCCATCTCACATGCCTGGGCCGGGGAAGGTGGCCTATTGGAGAAAAAAGAATCCCTTGACGGAACTGGGCGCGGGAACTCCTATACCAATTGGGCCTCTATCACGAAAGAACATGAGCGGTTCAAGTCGTGGCTTCTCAAAACCAATATTCATCTCATCGCGACTATTCGCTCGAAACAAGATTACGTTCTCGAAGCCAACGAAAAAGGAAAGCAGGTCCCAAAAAAAGTTGGCCTTGCTCCGGTTCAGCGAGAAGGAATCGAATACGAGTTTACGATGGTGCTGGATCTAGCGATGAATCACCATGCCAGCGTTTCAAAGACACGCGCGAAAATGTTCGACGGACGTTTGTTTACGCCAAGCAAAAAGACGGGTGACGAACTTTTGCAGTGGCTATCGTCAGGCAAGTCTGAAGATGAGGAACTAAAGGAAAGGATCGACAAAGCCAAAAACATCTTATTGGGCAAGGGGATCAAGGAAGAAGCGATCCAGTCGCTAATTAAGGATCTCCCGAATAAAGAAGCCCTCAATCAGTTAGCGGATCTTTGGAAGCAAACATCGAGTCAATCAACGGCGGCATAAAGGAGATTGTAATGAAAGAAGTAACCGACACGCGCGGAGAAGGATTGAAGCCCGGGAAATATACGTTTACCGTGGCGAGTACGCCGATCAAGGACAAATTCAAGAACAGCGGGAAGCCTTACTACGATTTCACGTTTGAAACAACAGTGGATGGAAACCTAAAAGAACATAATGAGAAGATCCCGACATGGCTTGCCGCTCCGATCTTGCGTGCATTGGGAGCCAAAGAAACAAGCGAAGGTGTTTTCGAGTGGGATCGTGATCAAGTCGTTGGGACGATGTTTGATGCCGAGATCGTCTTGGAAAAAATGCCGGACGGAAAAGAATATCGGCGATTGACAAGCCCCGTCGCGATCCTAAAAAAGAGCGACGAAAAAGTGCCGTTCTGAGATTCCCATCCAAGAAAACAAATCATTTCTTCCGCCTAACCCTCAATGAAAAAGGTGAATTATGCGAGACAATAATGGTATGCTAATGGAAGACCCATTGAGTGCCAATTCGGACGCTATGACATTGGAGCAATGCGCCCGGTTTTTGGGTGTTTCTCGGTGGACCGTCTATCGACTCAAAGCGAGAAGAGAGATCCCATATACCCCCTATGGGCGAGTCGTCAGGTTCTATAAGCCCGTGATCGCGGAGTGGCTTCGGAAGCGGAGCGTTAAGGCGAGAGATTGAAACAATGGGTCCGTTCTGGACGGGATTCATTTGGGGCATCGTATCGGCAATCGTCGCACTGCTTCTTTTGCTTGGGACGGCCTGGGTCTTTTCGCCTCAAGACGAATAAAACTCCCAATATAAGAATTTGTGCGGCGTCTGTCGCGCGGGCAGGATGAAAGTTCACGAATGAAAGATATTCGCGATCACATAAGGTATCCAGCGATCGGTGAAAATCCGATCCGCACTCTATTCTAATGCCTCAACTTCTTCTAATCGGCCTTGCGGCGGACATCGCAGGGATTACCGGCGTGTTTGCGTTCCTGGCGCATCATGTCGTTCATGCGATTGTTCTTGCCGTAGTGAGCTACCTACTTCTGGCGAGATTCCTATGGGCAAATGTCCGACAAACCAACCGCTGAAATCATTTTATTGCTTCGCTTGCGAGCGCATGTTCTGGAGCGAAAAAATGATCCCCTGTCCAAATTGCGAGAACATTGAGTCTGTCGCCTATGAGGGCGTCCTAGGCCGCGTATCGAGAATTAAACGGCTGTTTTTGCGGTTTGGAAAGATGGCAAACATTCGGAATCTTTATCAGTGGTTCTACCCTTGGCATCATTGTGTTGATCCGATCGAAATTGGCGGCAATGTTGCCATTACGCTTACGGGAAGTAGGGTTGAGACGAACGGAAACGATCTGGAATTTGTTTATGGCCCACCAAGAGGCGTCGGCTACGAGATTCCGGGCCGCTACATCATTCGATTTTGCCCCGATTGCAAGCGGGTGACCGGGTTTCTTTTGAGGGAATAAGATTTGGTGCGGCGGCGTCCCATTGCAAGACAGGGACGATAAACGACATCGTGGACGGTGACGAATGATCTACCGGATATTTAATCGGCCCTGGTACTGGCTCAGCCAGTTTTTCGACGAGCATCCATCGGCTTTTGACGACTGGGGTTGTCAGTGCCGAACGTGCATAAGTTACTGCGATCCAGAATAGCCGGTTCAATTCCGGCCCGCACCACAATTTGCCGTGAAGACTTCATGTCGGGATCGGCAAAGCCGTGCATCGAGGGCAGCGTATCGAAACGGGGCACCGGAGTAGACCAAGTGTTTTGGAACGCTGAGCGACCTGGACACGGCAACAATTTAATCGACCGGCGGCGAAAAGCGAATCGAGAGATAGCCGAGTCAGCGGCGAGTCTCACACGAGAATGTCGTATGCCGAGTGGGGTATGGAAGAGGCTAACTGACCCAAAACCCTCGCCATCCACAGCTACATGGCTGGAGTAGTCCGGCCCGGTCGAGAATATCGGACCTAACGGTCCTTCATCACCTTCGGTGTGTGATTTTACGCCGGAGGCGCTAATGAGCGAAGCGAATTACCTCGTCGCCCTGCGGCGTGTCAGCGTCGGGTAAGACATGGCGTGTAGGTGCCTACCAGGGAAGCTCTGCTACCCCTGACAGGGAAAGCGGCCGATAGCCAGTGGTTGCCGAGTGGGAATCCGGCCAGGGCGGCGAGCTTTTTAAGGAGAGAGTATGACTGATTCGCAAACACCGAACATTCCTTCGCAAAACGCGAATGACATGACTGAAGAGCGGGCGCGGGAGATTCCAGTTTGCGGGCTTTGCTGTGGGCATTGCAGAGATTTCGGATATAAAGCCGGGCTGGAAGCGGGGCGGAAGGA